TCGATATAGGGCAATGTTCGATAGGGAGAGCTGCCGAAGACCATCCGCAGAGCATTGCCGCCGGAGAGCTGAAAGACCGTTATCTGCATCGTGGTCTTTACCGCCGGGTTGGCGTTCGAGACCACCTCGACTATCACCCTACCAGTCGCCCCTGCCGGCGCGGTATAGAGACCCGCAGCGGTAAGCGTACCGAGCGGTGTATTGACGATATCGGCGGCAATCGAGGTCCAGAACCTCCAGGTCACCGAGGTATCGGTCGTACCGCTTACCAGAGCTTCGAGCTGTATCGATTCCCCCTGTGCGATATTTATAATCGGATCGGCTATGCCGATAGCGACAGCCGGAGCGACCTGCGGGGCCGGGATCGTTACGTGCCCGTTAGTTGCCACGCACTGGCCGCTCCACGGCTCAGCGCTATTGTGGAGGGAGGAAACATCGACTGCCTCGAACTCGCTCCAGGCAATCTTCGGCAGGGCAGCAAAGCCCTTGGCGATATCCGGGTCCAAGCCGCACTCGATGTTATAACGCAGGCTACCGATATCGCCACCCGAGGTGCCGTCTATGACTATAAAGCCATACTCCTGCATCTGGCGAATAAGAACCTGCGTATAGGTCGGCAAGGAGGAGATCTGAACTACCGTGCCGCCCGGATCGGTGCCGTGCGTGCCTGCCTGCAGGGTTATGGTATTCCCGGCCTTTAGCCGCAACCAGGTGCCGTAAGGGGCCGATCCCCCACCGGCGTAATTGGTATTCCCGGCAGGCCAGAGGTACGGCCCTACGGTCGTATTTGAGTGCCCCGCAATCTGCCCGTAGACATCGAGGCCGATGCCCCCCGCATGGTTAATCTTACCCTTCCGCATCTCGTCCGGACGGATCATTATAGGCGTTACCCATACCGCACTGGACGGCGAACCGTTGGTAAGCAACCCCGGGCTGGTGACCCCGTACTTGCCGCGCAGGTCATAGCCCGGGAAGGTCGGAGTAATCATTCCGGAGATAGCATTCATATTCGCAGCATTAGTCTCCGTCGCCCAGTTCGCGGCACCCGGGAAGTACTGCTGGCCCCGGCCCCGGGGGAAGGCGTCATAGAATTCATTAAGCGTCGCTTCCTCGAAGGAGATAGTCTGCCACTTACGGTCGAGCACCGGAGCACCCACCGAGTAATTGCCGTTCTCGATGTAGTTCGCCGGTTGCCCCTGATAGGGATTCGCAGACAGTGTCCCGGAATTAAACTGGAAGTCCGCTCCGTTACCGCCGGGCGTATAGAGGAAGTTCATCGTCACCTTCGGGAAGGTCGTCGTATCCCCCTTGATGATAGTCAAGGGATAATCTACGGTCGTATGGACCGCATGCGGACCGTACAGGGACTCGTAACCGATGATGCTATCCGCACTGCCTCCCATCGCTACCGGCTTACCCATAATATAAGCGTTCTGCGGATGCACCGGCAGCGCCTCGATTGGGGTATTGTAGATATGATCATTAGCGAGGAGCTGCAAGCCTCCTGCCATCTGATTTGGCACTATGCCGGTGATCGTTGACGGATGCACGACGAGCTGCCGCGTAGCCGAAGCGGTCTTCCCCGCCGAAGCAACGGTTATCACCGGCATGGCGGTAACTTCCACCGTCGGCGTGCCGACTATGTTACTGCCGCTGATAAAGAGCCCCGCCGGCAGGCCAGTAGCAGTAAACACGTAGGTTCCGTCGCCGCCGGAAGCCGTCAGCGGGGCGGTATAGGCAAGCCCGACCGTCGCCGCCGGCAGCGTAGAGCCGGTAAGCATCAGAGGCGGATACTCGGTCGTCAGATCTATCGTAATAGGCGCATTGTTCCCCGCCGCATCGGTGACTATAAAGGTCACTTCCGCATCGCCCGGGGGTGCGACCGGCATACCGGAAAGCGCCCCGGTAGCGGTAATCAGGCTTAGCCAGAGCGGGTCGTTAAACATGCTAAACGAATACGGCTTGACGCCGCCGAAGGCTACCAGCGTATCGGCATAGGCTCTGCCGATGATCGCCGGCGGCAGGACGTTAGTCCGAAACTCAAGCTCCGGGGCAACTCCCATCTCGGCAGCAGACCAGTTATAGAGCGAAGCTGCCGGCGGTGAGCTGGTCGAAAGTCCGTAGGCGGCAATACCCGGTTGTCCGTGGGTAAGCGTCGCATCCGTACCGGTCCATACCTGCGTGCCGTTTACGAATAGCGCCAAGGAGGTGCCGTTTGCCTGGAAGTAGATCGCATCGCCGCCCCGGAAGACGTAGGCCCGTTGTCCCCCTGAGAGATCGGCGGTAGCGGTTAACACGCCGGCGGTAAACGACATACGCTGCACGTGGTAAAAGCCGGTCCGTACGGCTGCCTCGTACCAGGTAGTGGTATTGCCGGAGGTACTGACCCGCAGCGCAAGCCCTATCCAGCCACCATATAACCCCCCCGGCAATGAGCCGAGGATTCCCTGGCACCACTGATTAGCAGGGAAGAGGTCGGCATTCCAGTAGGCAAGCGACTGCGCCGTGCCGGGCCTGCCCGCTACGCCACCGGCGTTGCTCGCTACGCCCGTATCGTTTACCAGCAGCAGGCCGGTAACGAGGGTCCAATCGGGGGAGTAACTCGCCAGGGATACGCGCGCAGCGGTATCGGTAGCGAGCGGACTGGTAATAAGTTGCGAGCCTACCGGGCCAGGCGGATCAGGCCGCACGGTAAGGTTAAGCGATACCGCATTGGAGAATACCTGATTAGCATCGACTGCGGTAACGTTTATCATACTTACCGCCGTCTGGTCGATAGCCGCCGGATCGCCGGTTATCAACCCTGCGGCACTAGCATTAAGCCCCTGCGGCAGGCCCGCTACGATAAAGGTAGCCGGCTGCGCCCCTCCAGCAGAAGTTAGCTGGAAGTTATAGAGCGCCCCGACCGTAGCGGGCGGCAGGAAGGTGGTAGTGACCGTTATACCAGGCGGCGTCGGTGGAGGAGTAGGCCCCCCGCCATTGCCCCCGCCACCACCATTGCCCCCGCCGCCTCCGGCCTGCGTAGTCGTCTCATATAGAATAGTCATCTAATTAACTCCCAGGCGTTGGCCCCGCATACCTTATCGCAATATAGCTAAAGAAATTATCATTCGTAATCAAGAACCTAAAGACCGGTCCTCCCGTCGCACTACTCGTATCTGTAGAATCTACGATAATCGGAACGCCTCCATATGCACTTGCAGCAGCCCATGCGGCTATCGTAGTATTATTTCCCTGAGCGTCTACAGCACGACCATTTAATGCTCCATTCTGTGCAGGCATATTAATCGTACGCAGAACCCCATTAGCATCCCGAATCTCCATAACAGTATTCGCCGTGACCCCAATAGACCCTACCTGTGTAGAACCTATATAAATTTCGTATCTTCCTGGTTCCGTTAACCCACTTGCGATCACAAAACCCGCATAGAAAGCCCCCCCTCCAGTACGTAACGAAGCTGATAGACGCGGGTCTACTGGTGAGGATACGGTAGTAATAGTAAAATTAAAGTTTGCGGCAGGTTGCCGGTTTGCTTGCCATCTTAACATCCTACCAAGACTATTTGTAAGTTGAGCTACGGCAGAGAATCCACTCTGCTGTCCTATATTTAAACCGCCCCCGGCTCCTCCACCTACCGTGAAGACGGGGCTATTTGCCCAGTTTACGCAATAGTCCGGTATATTAGCTACCGCACTTTGGGATAGAATCAAACCGTAAGGCTCCGACCACCCCTGCACCGGCGGTGCGACATACTGAACAGCAAAGTAGCCTGCCCGCAACCCGCCGGGGAAGGAGATGGTAACTCGGGGACCGTTAAAGATCTGACCTCCGACATTCGTCTCGGTCATATCCGTCGTATCGAACTCGACGTACTGACCTCCGTACGCGCCGGCGGTAATCCAGGCAGCAACGTTGCTTCTGACTACACCCGAAGCATCGATCACGGAGTTATTGCCCTGGCTTGCGGGGAAGCTCTGGGTCGCTATAACCCCGGTAGAGTCGGAAATCGTCATCGGCACCGACGAACTCCAGGTCGTATTGCCGGAGGACAGATTTCCGAACCAGAAACGGTACTTGCCCGGATCGGGAAGGACCAGATCAATCGTGCGGCCCGTTGCAGTCGTACGGCCCGATATGCGGACGTTGCCCGAACCGGAGACGTTTGCTTGAGTTGTCGTGCCGGTTCCCAGGAACCCATAGCCCAGAGCATTGCCCTGAGAGGCCACGGTCTGCAGGACCGAGGCGAACGACGCGGAAGCAAAAATATTCACGCAATCAGCCGGAATCGTACCCGCGCTTACCGCCGAGCTGCTGATAATAAATCCTACCGGCTGTGCCCACGGTACGGCAGGCAAGACATTCAGAGGCAGTACCCGAGAGGCGTTAGCTCCTCCGGCACTAACCGCAACCTCCACATTTACCGTACCCGGCAGGCTGCGGGGTCTGCCGGTAATCTCGCCGGTAGCGGAGTCTATAACCAATCCCGGCGGCGGATTGATTAACGACCAAGTAGGCGTAGCCGATGGAATACCGCCCGCTGCCTGCACCGTAAAGGAGTACAGAGCACTTCGCGGCGCATCCGGCAAGGAAGCCGTGGTTATCGAAAGCGCTGGATCAATCGTAAGAGTTATACTCCATAGCCCCTCCTCAGGTTCGGCCACGGTTCCCGCGGCATCAGTAACCTCTAATGGAATCCAGATTCCCGGAGACAGAGCTACCTGCGTAGGCGTACCGCTTAAGAGCCCGGTTGAGCTTAGAGATAAGCCGAACGCACTTAAGCTAAAACCGAATTCCAACGGATCGGTAAAGGTATAAGGCGGTTCGCCCCCCTTTACCTGGACCTGGTACTCGTAGTAGACTCCAACTATCGCATCGGGGAATGAGTCAGTAACAATAGTTAAAGGCGGAGGCGGAGGCTCTAAGTACTGAATAGCAAAATAACTAAACTGTACCGAGTTATTGCCCGAAAGAACCTGCATCTCAATAGAAAGTCTCGGCCCCCCTAACGAGTTGCTACCATCCTGGAGGTCAATATCTACAGGAACTCCTCCATAAGTACTAGCAGATAGCCAATCAGAAAGAGTAGTAGTATTACCCTCGCTATCATATACCCATCCTGGGTTTCCCAGCCATAGCGGGATAGTTAATATAACTCTACTCGCTCCGTCGATAACACGGACTACTCTATCACCCGTACTCCCGGCTTGAATACCCATCCAGATCCGGTACTTACCGGGAGCAGCCAAACCCTCCTCAAGCACCAGTCGATTACCAGCCCCCGCACCAGTACTCATAAAATAGCTAAGACGTGGAGTACCCTGAAAAGCTATAGCCGATGCGAATACTTGAAAATTATTAAGCGTATAGAAAATAAATGATCGCCTGCTTGCCGAAATAGGCACCCGTTCCCCAGCGGGAAAAGGGCTTCCATACCCAGTCCCCGGTGATGGCAACGTAACGCACCAGGGGGGCAATCCAACGAGAGGAGCCCCCGAGCTAACAGCAAATCCAATAGGCTCAGCCCAGATCTGAGGAGATTCTACCTCCATCGATACGAATACCACAGCATCCACTAGGGCGGTATTCGTACCGACCGAGTCGGTAACGGCTAAACCAAACTCGAAACTTCCCGCCTGCGTCGGCGTACCCGAGAGAATCCCCGTAGAGTAATCAAGAGAAATCCCAGGAGGAAATGGAAGCCCGAAGCTTGCTTGAGAGTCATCCCAAGTATACGGAGGCACACCGCCCCGGGCTTCTAGCTGGTATTCGTAGTAGACCCCTACCTGCCCGTCGGGAACTGCAACAGTAGAGACTCTCAGGGGTAGAATAAGGACCTGCGGAGTCCAGAACTGCCCATCGTACATCAGAACAATTATATCTTCCTCAGCCGACAGGAAACCGGCAGAGAAATCAGCTAACCGACCGGGAGCCTCCATCGAGATCCCGGGATAGCCAGCACCTATATCATAATTCTCGCCTCTCCATACCTCCTTACCATTAATGATCGCGACTAGCTTGCCCCCTCTTACCTCCAACCGCAATAAATCCCCTAACTCAAGAATACGGGGGATATCACCAGAAAGGCTCTGGCCGGTATTGCCGTACATCGAGGCAATACGGAATGCGCCGAGAGCATGTAGAAACTCGTACCAGCTATTTCCCCACCCCCTTACTAACGGTCCGATACCCAGATAAGCCGGCCCTATCGGCAGAGCCGTTACCCGTACCTCCGCAAACTGATCAGGAGGGAAGGGAGCCGCCTCGATGCGGGCAATATTGCGGAAGCTATTGATAGGGCAGAGGATACCCGACCCATCTACGGCAAAGCCCCCGAGACCAACGCTCCAGCCGGGGTTATGCCGAGCAAGCTCTACCGGCGCAGGCTCGACCAGCTTATCGTAAACCGTTAAAAGGCCCGGGATCGTCACGACGTTACCACCAATTGCCCCGCAGCCCAGCTGCTTACGCCGGTAGGCGCTGCCGCAGTACCCGATCCTACGAACCCCGCTACACCAGAAGAATAGGTATTATCCGGCCAGGTCCCTGCCGTAACGCCATTTATCTTAAAAGTAAGCTGATTATTCATAGCCTCTAATTGACAGAAGTCCTGATTCTGCAAGTTACGCCCGATTACGGAAGTAGCCGTTCCGGTAGCAATAATATTCGCTACCCGATTAACATAGCGGTTAAGAGTCCAGTTAGTCTGATTAAAGATAACTCCGTAACCATTACCGCTGCCGGGAGTATAGCGCAGCAGCAGTCCGCCCGATGTAGGCGTACCGACCGGGGCCGCTCGTCCGCCTACCCACTGATTCGGCGTCCAGGAAGCAGTAACCGCACCGGACCAGTAAGCAAGCCCCAGGCCCGCCGTATTATTATAGGTTCCACTCGCAGCAACCGTAATCGTACCGGTCTCTACTGTCCAACCGGGACGCCCGACCAGAGTACCGAGCGGAGCTGTATAGAAAGGATCAGTAGCAATTGGAACATGCCCTACACTCGGCGGCGCAGCCGCAGTAGCCGTAGCCGCCCCGCCTTCCCAATCCTTGATAATTGGCGCAGATGCCACCGCAGATGTACCGTAACCGGAGATCCCCGGCTGCCCACCCGAGAGGTTCGTATCACCTGCAATCCACGGTTGATTACCCGGCAACGGACCTACAACATTACCATTACGGATAACCTTGAAAGTAAGAACCTGTCCTACTGCCTGAAAGAAGATAGTGTCCCCGACTGCAAATGCGAAGGGTTGAAGACCTTGACTTAAGTCGTAGGCAGTGCTGGCGGTAGTACCGCTAGCACGCATATACTCGATGTGGTAAACGGTGCGCCCGATGGTAACTTTATAATACCCGGTCGGGCCGCAGCGTACCGCAACGCCCATCCAACCCCCGGCGGTATCGCTTGCGCCAAGCTGCGCAATGACCGCCCGCGAGTACTGCCCCGCCGGAAAGGGGTTAGGACTATTCCAATACGTTACGTGGTCCTGATAGGCTGTTGCAGGGTAAGCCCCGAGAGAGCCGCAGAGAAGGCTCCCCCAACCTGTTACCCAACTAGTCCCCGGCCTGGAGGAAGGAACCTGTGCCGCACCTCCCGCAAGCGTAGATATCAGGGTATCGGAAACGTGGACGGGGGCAATAATATTAAGCGTTCCCGCTATCGACGGCGCCGCCATGCCGACGGAATCTACCATATTAAGCGGTACTGCTAGGTTAGTCGCTACCTGAGTCGGCGTACCCTGCATAATCCCATCAGCCCCCATCGCAAGCCCGTAGGCGGCAAGACTTACCGGGGTCCAGGTATAGAGCGAGTGGGGAGCGGCAAACGGTACGCCATTCTGCCCGACTACCTGAAATTCGTAGGGGTCCTGCGGAGACTCCGGTGTGCTTATGATCGCATCGGGCAGTGCTCTAGTTACGATAGACGGACCACGCACAAGCTGCCCAGGCACCCAGACGGTGCCGTTCCAACGCAGCACGTCACCGTCGTTCATAAATCACGTAGGCGGATTGCGGTTAACCCATCTCTGACTCGGAGCATCCCAGGCAAGGATCTGCCCTATCTGCGGACTCGTTATATTAACATCACTCATACCCGCAAGCGCCGGCTGCCGGTTTATCCAAGCGGTAGTGCCGTTCCAGCCGAGATACTGTAGGTTCGTCGGGTTAGTAATCGTAACGTTAGTCAGATCCTGTAGGTTCTGCGGCACGGCTGCCGGAGCGGCATTCTCCCAGCCGTTATTCGCCGTATTCCTGCGCAGCACCTGAAGAGCCGCAGGGTTAGTAACCGTCACGTCGGTAAGACCGGAGAGCGGCACGACCGGACCCGGAGGACCTGTACCACCGGGAGTACCCGCAGGACCCGCTACGCCATCCGCCCCACGCGGAATCGTAAAGTTAAATACCGCAGCAGTATTATTTCCCGCATTCGTAACGGTTGCACTGGTACCTGCGGCAGTTGTTGAGGTCGTACCTACGGCAATGGTAGCTGCCGCTCCTGGCGTGCCCGGATTCCCCTGTGCTCCCGGATCACCTTGCGCACCTCGCGGAATAGTAAATGCAAATACTGCAGCGCTAGCATTACCCGTATTCGTAACATTTGCATTAGAGCCCGCTGCACCGGTTGTAGTCGGACCTACCGCAACAGTAGCCGCCGCACCTGTCGCACCCGGAGGACCCTGGATGCTACCGACGTTTTCCCAGGTTTGAGAAGTAGACGACCAGACAAAAAGCTCACCGTTAATAAGGTAAGCATCTCCGGGATTACCCGTACCCGGTAACGCACTGGTATTCGGCAGGGAACCGAGGATATTAACTCCCGTACCAGCGGGACCCTCCGGCCCGGGGATACCGGGATCGCCTTTCGGCCCCGGATCACCCTGAGGCCCTTCCGGACCTATACCCCCGGGCGCGCCGTTTGTTCCCGGCGGACCCGGTTCACCCGGTGTCCCCGGCGGACCCTGCGGACCTTGGATCGAGCCTACCGGCTCCCAACCCCCGGCATTCTCCGACCAGAC